GAGGGGGTGGTCCTTGGCTGGTGGCGGTTTAACGTAAGGAGTGGCTATTGCTCTGGAATCTTCGAGGTATTGGCAGCTTAAAGGGTCAAACATGAACCCTGACTTTCCTTCCCACATACCATGACGATTCTTGAGCACAGAAAAGACAACATCGAATTGGTCTGCTATGTCTCTATCAGGTTGTCGCTGATCTTGTTCGCACTCAAAAATGTGCTCTGCTTTACGCTTGTTTTTCCATATGGAAACGAATGTATCGGCGAGGTCCGTGATCGCGCCGGAACCCTTAACATCAAACTTATTGGGTTGGGCGTACTCGTCATCGCCCTTCTTGACATGGGTGACCAGGAACACGGTCACCGGAAAAGCTCTTTTAAGATTCACACAAGTCTCAACAACCTTCTGTTGCTTCTCGAAGTCCTGCTGAGAACTCAGGTTGGTCAGAGAGTCGATCACAAAGATCGTCACGCCGTAACGGCGATATGCGTATTCAAAAGTGTTGAACAAGGTGTCCGCACTAGGTGTTAGTCCGGCATGGAACAACCAAAGATTCTGGCTCCACCAATCATAAATCCTGTTCCGATATGCCTGATCTGGACGCGATTTTGCCGAAGCTTGCATTACCATACGCTTGAGCGTGATCTCTGGCTCCATCTCCATAGAGGCGATGCATACGTTTTTATCTTGCTTGATCAGATTCAAAACAACCTGACCGAGGAACATAGATTTGCCGGATCCGTTGTACCCAGTAACACCGTGCAGCTCGTGAGGTCTGACTCGCAAATCTGTGTTATCAATCTTTCTGAAACCGTAACCAACTCCCGTGACGGCCTCATCTTCTGAGTCGAAAACAGCATCCACTTTCTCACTGAACTCTAAAGCCGAGTAAAGCTCAGAAGGGTCTTGCCACTTAGCCTCGTCGTAGGCTTGCTCGAGAATCTGTTTAGAAGTTTCGTATCCCTTCTCTTTCAGCAGATCATTAATATCTTTGGAAGGAATCCTTATGCGTAGACATCGATCACCTAATCTTTTCTGCAGATTCTCGGCAGCTTTCTCCCCTGCCTCATCTTGGTCCGTGGCAACGATAATCTCGTCAAATTGATCTAGGTTATCGTAGTCGTTATCTATCCATGTAAACCCGTTCACGCCGTTGGGCATGGATAGTGCCGAGTAACCTAGCTCCCTTGCGGCGATAGCGTCTAGCTCTCCCTCGGTAATCCAAACCTGACGATCTTCTGGTTTGACGGTATGCCAGCCGTAAAGAATCTTCTTACACTCTGCCGTAACGAACTTTGTGTCTCCTTCGTAGTCCATAGGTTTGTGTTTAGCATCGACAAGCTTTCCTTCCGTATCGAAGAACTGGAAAATCAAATCCATTCCATCTGTGTTGAGGGCATCACTTGCATAAAGCTTGTGGCGATAGACAAGATCACCTACTTCTTTGAATCCCCTACCCATGAGATAGGAATGCAGTAGTCCGGTATTGATTGGTTTCGGCATTTTGGGGGTGCGTATTTTTGTTTTCCCCGCCGGAGAAATTTTTCGCTTCTTAGACTTGATGCCGAAACGCTTCTCTGCCCAAGTCTTTGCCTCGACAACAGACTCACCTCGAGCCGTCATTATCAGATCGATTAGGTCTCCATGATCGGACGTTGCGAAGTCGGTCCACATTCCTGCCTTATCGCCAGTAAGTATCACTGATAGTGATCGCCCCGCTTCACCCTCTAAACTACCAATCTTAAAGTGACCGGATTCAATACGACCGTCCGGATAGAGCTCCTGACAAATTGTTGATGCATGGGGTGCTAGATGTTTTTTGAGTTCAGCGATCTGCATTAGGTCACCCCCCTCAACATTTTCTTTTCATCAATCAGCTTGGCAGTAAACTTCCAAGTTTCATCTCCGAGACCCTTCCAACCCTTTTCAATATGATGATCAACGATCTTTTCGATATCCCTCTCAGACAAACCATAAGAGATGAATCTTCGGAAATCGTTTGTTCTCGCCGTAACAGTCTTTTGGTCTGGAACTCTACCTCGAGAACCAATCTTGTAGTTCCACCACTTCTTCCAATACGTTTCGGCTATACCCGCCGGAGGCTCACTGAGGAACTTTTGTTTCTTACTTATTATTTGTTTACTTTTATTATTTATTAGTTCCCCGATTCTGGGATCCCCGATTCTGGGATCCCATTTTTCTCGCACATCGTAGACATGCCAGGTTGGTCTTTGCTTTCCCGTCTCTTCACAGGTGAAGTAATCTCTCCGAATCCACCCTGCGTCCTGCAGCTCGTCAGTTATCTTTGTGACGGCGTTCTTAGTTATCTGAAAATGGTTAGCAATTACGGAGCCTTTCACCACCCAATCCTCTGGGAAGGAAAGCAAATAGCATAAAACCCCAAGTGCAGCGGGGCTTAGAGAGTCTTCTCTAGGCTTTGTTCCATCAGTGCTTTGCAGGATTTCATTGGGTAAGGTGGTGAAGTTGCTTTTATGTTTAGCTCTTCGAAAAATCATTTGACCTCCATGTACTTCGCCGATGAAAACACCAAAGACAATCGAAAGTCAATCTCTAGGTTTATATTGTATCCGTAGAAGTATTAGAACCTACAGATTAAACCTACTGGGTAGATATCAGGATATTGCAAAGTGAACTTGTAGATTAGGATGTTGCACTGCAGCAATATTTTTGCTCGTAACTTAGGAAAAAACATGGAAGTGACTAAGAAGGATAGAGGGGATTGGCTCGAGAAAATTCTGGACGCCAGAGGAGTCCCTCGATATGGAAGAGCAGCTTACATCTGTAAAAAGATTGGTTGCTCAAACGCCGTAACGGCTGGATGGCTCAGGGGGTCTCTACCTCAAGACTTGAAACTCGCAATGAATTTTTGTAGCGAGTTCCAAATTAACTTGAAGGCTTGGGTTTATCTAGACGATGGTGCTGATTTAACAATGGAGAATGGTGGTATCCCAGGTGAACGTCTTATGTTCACTGTAAAAATGGTTCGAGAGTATGAGCGTGAACACCCAGGGATGAGCGATGAACAGTTCGCTTGGCTGATGCAACGACTTGCAAACACCAATACACCAAACGACACCCTGCAAGACATAGCTCAAGTGATTGATATGTTTGGGGGATAAAATGGCGATATCTAAAGAGCAGCTCTGGGAGAGCGAGTTTCAAAATTGGTTGGAGAAGAAATCTCTGAGAGAGCGTGAACGAGACCTTTTAACTGATGACACGCACCCTATTGTGGTTTCTGACCAACCTATTGCTCAAGTAAAAATTTTACTGAACGAAAATTTTGAGTTCAAAATGGTGTCACCAAATCTCGCTGATGCATCGAAACAAGAGGATATTGTTGATGCCTATGGAAGTATGAACGGGCTAAAAAAACTCAAAGCGAAAAGGTTTAAGTACCCAGCTCTCATTAGCACTATCCAAAAACAGTTTGAACTGGTATCACAACAAGGATGGAAATCTGCAGAGACAAGATTGGATATGACAACAGTCGATCTGCCATTACGGCATCCACTGAATGCTGTTTTTCATTCTTATATGACTCCATTGAAAGCCTACTCCAGACAACATTTTGCGGAAGGTTGGTGCTGTAAGTTCTGTGGTCCTGAAGAAGATTGGACACAAAATCAATTGAAAACGATGGAAGCGCTGAAATCATATGATGAAGAAATGAAATCACAAAACGAGTTCTGGGAAACTCGCGAAGGATGGGTGGTTTGGATGTTAACAAGCGTAAGCTCTTTCCATTGCAGCGCTCATCTACAAAGGCAAATCATTGACTCTGTCCCACTCTACATGTCGAAAAATGCCCACGTAAAATAAAAGTAACGCCCTTAGATTAATTTTGATCTAGGGGTGTTTTTTTAATCTACACATGCTATTTTCCTCTCATAGATGAGGAAAAAACATGGATGTAACTCAAATCATTTGGGAAAGGCTTTCTGCTATCCCCGCAAAAAAAATCTACAACGACAAAGTTAAAACCGAAAACGGTGATGAAAAAGATCTGCCCTATGTAAATTGGATGCATGCCCACGCCGCGATGATGTCGGTGTTCCCAGATTACACCTGGGAGTTCGAAGTAAATCCTTTAGACCAGGGTCACGCCTTTTATTACGGCGATACCGCCGAAGTCCGTTGCGTGATGACAGTGATGGGAAAAACACAGTTCACTTCGCTACCAGTCTACGACTATCTGACTAGAAAACCTAAAGTCAATCCGACAGCTGATGACATAAACACCGCCAAACAACGATGCAGAGTCAAGGCGATGGCTGAATTTGGCCTACACGCCGATTTGTACATGCCGGAACAGCACACCGCTGAGATCCACAACATCAACGAAGCAAAACCGCCACAACAGGCAGAAACAACTGACGATAAAGAAAAACTCGATAAAGAATGGAAGAAGGCTAGGCAGGGTTGTCGCGTGTCCAGCGATGAAGAGCTAGATCAGTGGTTCAACAAGTTTGCTAATCACCTTCGAAATCAGGGCATCGAGGAATCTGATGAGGATAGAAGCGCTCGAGAAGAACAATACAGAGCACACTGGAACAAAAAGAGGGGATCCAAGTAATGCCAATGTACGCACAAGGCAGTGAAGAGTGGCTCAGAGAACGAGCTACAGTGATCACCGCAACAGAATGCTCAGCCTTAGAGGGGATTAACCCTTGGACCAAGCCTATGGAAGTAGTGCGACAGAAGGTCAGAGCTCTTTCTGCTGCCCCCTCAGAGTTCAAAATGAGCCCACCAGTACTTCATGGGCAGAAGACAGAACCCTATGCCAGAGCTTGGTATGAGGCGGAGAACGAGGAAGATGTGATCGAAACCGGCATGGTAAGGCATGCTTCTTATTCCTTCCTCGGCGCATCTCCAGATGGCTTGGTTGGTATGGATGGGATCCTCGAGATCAAGTGTCCGTTTAGGAAAACCTATTCCATTTACGACAAAGACAAGCAGCACTACCTGTGGCAAGTGTACATGCAGATGGAGTGCCTCGATCTCGATTGGTGCGACTTTGTTTGTTATCTGCAGCGGGACAACACAAAAGAGCCCACTGTTACGGTTGAACGAGTAGACAGAAAGCGGGGGTGGCTCGAGGAGAAAGTGAGTGGTGAGCTTTGCCCACAACCTCGAGAAGGAGACATACGCAGGGTAGACCTGTACCAGGCGTGGCATAACTACATCCACGATCAGTTCCAAACACCTGAATTACAGAAGGTCCATATCGATCCCATTCCTGATCTGTCGTTCACACAGGTAGATGACGAGCAGATGAATGACTTAGCAAAGGTTATGAAGCGGATTCAAGAAATTGAGTCACGCAATGAAGACGATCTCGCAGCTCTGGAGAAGTTGAGAACTCAGAAAGAGGATCTCAAAAAACAGATAGTTGCGAGACACGAGGTGAGTGTAACCAACGGCTTAGGACTTGGAGTCAAAGTCGTTAAGCAAACGCCTCCAGTGGACTACAAAAAGGTCTACGACTTCTTGGGTGGAGATGAAGCGCTCAAGGAAAAAGGAGAGAAGCTTGACAGCTTCAGGAAAAAAACCAACACCCACCGATCCACGGTGGTGGAGATCTAACATGGATGGACAAAAGAAGGACGTTATCTTCGCTAATGGGTTTTATGCCAAAAACAGAAGCCCTAAAACTCCGGATTGGGTTATCGCCAAGTTCGGAATCAAAGTTGATGAACTAGATTGGTTCAGCGCTCAGGTAAAAGAGGCCAAGGCTGCTGGAAAAGAGTTTATTAACTTCGATATTAGGGAAGGTAAGACCGGCAAGAACTATATCGCTTTGGATACATTTGAGCCGCAAAAGCAGGGTGAATTCAAAGATGACATCCCTTTCTAACACAAGGAAAAAATATGGCTCTACGTTTAGCGAGAGCCGTAGATTCGAGGCTTTTCGGGGGTTTTCACCTAGATTCTTCGGATCTCAAAAGGACCAGCGATCACATTCTTTGGGTTCGCAAGGTCAACATATCGCCGGAACACAAGTATGCGGTCCTCAATGTGCGGTCTCAGGATCACACTCAGGAGTTCACGCTTGATGTTCAGGAAAGTTTCAGTCTGGGGAAGGAAGTCACCGTATGGCTGGAAGATTGTGACGAGTATCCCATGGTTGTGCCAACAAAGTGCTTCTCATGCGGTGCTCAGAGAGAACAGACCCGAAAGGTTTGGTTCGCTCAAGCAAGGCTCGGTGTGGATGCACCGAGGGAATACAAATTAATCCGAGATGATGCGAGGAAAAAATGACCGAAGAAGAAAAACCCGATGTGCAGCCGATACAGTTTGGCGGCAAAACCTATGATTTAAATCTGTTAAGCCAAGAACAAAAGAACCAGATTGGCTTGTCTCAACAAATTAGTTCCGCTATCGGCTTCTTAGGCGACCTGAACAATCTCATTAGAAATTTGGGCAACCTCTCGAGCTTGGCTGCGATTGGTTTGGAAAAAGCCAACGCCGACACTGCGAAGGCATTCCCTGCCCCGATTGAGGTGCAAACAGAAAACGGAGCTACCCCGTCTGAAACTCCAGCTCCCGCAACCCTTACAGCGGACGACGCGAAAGAGACTGCTGAGCAATCAGACAGTGACGGGGTAGCTCCACCAGTACCGGAAGGTAAAACCCACTAGCCTGGGTTGAATAGTGAGGACAAACGATTTGGTGATCAGCGGCATCAAATGCACTCCGCCTATGCTTCGGCTAGGTTTGCGACCGAGGGAGTAGACACCCTCGAGTAGAAAAAAGAATGGATGAAGTGTGAGCCTCACGGAGTTTGTTTTTAACTCGACATTCCTCACCAATCCATTCAACCGCTGAACAGTTTTAACCATGGAATAAGGAAAAGGAACCAGATTATGCCGACTTTGAAAACTCCCTCCGACAAAAGGCATTACTCCAGCGGGGGTGGCTCACCCGTTCTGGTGGAACGAGCCAATAAATTAGATTACTCTCGGGACAGTGACACCTTGTTTGTAGCGTCTACAGATAAGGAGTACGACATGGATGTGACTTTCCGAGAATGTGCAGAGGAATATTTGGAACTGCCTAGTAAAAAGCATAACCGTCAGAAGAGCCCAGACGCTAAATTACGTTTAGGCACGATGATCGATGAGTGGGGAGATATACCTGTTCGCGATATCGATGATCGGATGGTTAGGTCTTTTTTCCGCAAGGTCAAAAATTTCAATGCAAAAAATAACAAGGGTGAGGATCTCACTCCGGTTAGAAAGATATCTGGTGCGACCTACAATAACTACGTGACTTACTATCGAGCTGTAATGAACTACGCTCGAGATGAGTTACGGGCGATTGATTTCGTTCCAAAGATCAGTTCCGTTTACGAGAATGTGAGAACCACATTCCTTGAGCCGGAACAGTTTGACCGGATGTTAAATCTGCTCGATGACCTGAGAAAGGATCTAGCTAAATTCGCAGTTCTAACTGGACTGCGTCACAAGCAATCGGTCCAACTGAGGATCGACCAGGTTTCATCTGATGGATCACGCTTGTACTTTGATAGGCGAGATACAAAGAACGGTATGCCTCTCGAGATCGAACTGAATGATGAAGCTCAGGCAATGATCAAGAAGCATCTGCGACATGTAGATCACCTTCAAACAAAGATGCCGCGCTTGCGTGGGAAGATAGAGCATGTATTTGTTCAGGACAATGGGAGACCACTAGCCAAGTGGCTCAACCATCATGTTCGGGCAAAGCTTGACGCGAATGGATTCAAAGGGATCCGATTCCATGATTTACGCCATACGTTTGCAACCTGGTTGCGGCGACTAGGTGTTAACTCAAGGATCATCCAAGAGCTCGGGGGATGGGAATCCTCTGCCTCGATGGAGCGTTACGCACACATCTCAACCCCCGAGAAAAGGGCGGCTGCTAACAACTTATCTAAGCTGCTTGTGCAATAATGATTTGTGCTAACAACTTAGTTAAGGTGTGCGGATTGGGAAATAGAGAAAAAGGTATCCAACCCTATGGAGTGGTAGGTAAAAGGGTTAGATACCTAAGTTTGTAACCAATTGATTACAAAGGAATTGAGTGGCGGAGAGAGAGGGATTCGAACCCTCGAAGGGTTGAATACCTGAGCCCCATTCATCAATAAAATCAGATAGTTACAAGCTAGGTGTCACTTTTTTTGGTGTTATTAAGGCTTGAATATGGACGATTTGAAAGACGCTTTACAATTATCAAAAGAGCTAACAGATTTGTTAAGTCGCGTTAGAGAAGCGATAGAGGACTATGGGGAATGGACAGATTGGAGAGAAAGGCATTTCGATCAAATGCTGATCTTGTCTACGGTGGTGCAATCAATAGGCATATCTAACGAATACCTAGATTTCGTTATAGATGGATTGCGTTCACCGGACAACCCTGAACAATTGCCGAAACAGTTCTCCACTTATGTCCCAGCAGACTACGACAACCCTACGATTCATTAAACAAGGCTAATCGATAGAGACGGGTGTCTCTTTTGAACGTGTACCACGCCCCGCCCGTGGAGCCGAAGGCGGGATTTTTTAAGCAGTTACCAAAATCATTTGCCCAGATACCTTCGGTGTCGTATGGCTCAGTACCCCATTCTTATATGTGTACACATTACTTTCGTAATACGTTGTCTTCACCTCAGAAACCCTGTTGGTCTCTCTGGCTTGCATGCGATCAACCTCGATCTTTTGTATCTGATGTTTGGCGTTCTCAGGCATTGCGTGAACGCTGTTAGGGAAAACAGGTGGAATATCTTTCATTCGACTTTCTTAGCGACAATATCGTGGAAGACGATGTCTCCACCGGCAGCACGAGAATCGATTAACTTTGGATAGCAAACCAGTTGGAACTTATTTGTTTTTGGCAACACCCACGCATATTTCTCACCACTCTGGCTTTCTATCGCCACCTTATGACGGCCACACTCACTGACGGTCCTGAAGTGAACCTCGAACCCAGGTACTTGCTCCCCTTTCTGAAACATAAGTAAAACGTAAACCAGCATTTCCATCTTAAATTTCTCTCTTCTTCGTAAGCGCCTGAGTCTTCTTTGCCCCTTCCTTCAAAAGAGCCCATGTGAGCGTCTCTGTTTCGGCTGTATGCGCTGTTCCAAGAACCCTTGGCATTGAGTTACGGATATATACGATCTGCCCGTAGAGACACTTACCTTCGTTCCTAGACAGGTACTCGATAGCCAACTCGTGCCGCAACGAAGGAGGATTCACTAATTGCAGATTAAGCCATCGACGTAAGTCGCACTCTAACCCTTCTTTGGTCTCCCTCGGATCCCAGGTTATTGCTTCTGCAACATTATCTGGATTAACTGGGCCAGCTTCTCGTCCGTCGATTTCAGCGTTTCCTGCTGCTGACTCAGGCTGTCCACCACCGCTTTTATTTGCGTCTGATTGACGGCGCTTAACTGGCCGTTGGCTACTGCCTTCTGTGCTGTTTCTTTTACCACTTGCTCAATACGAGCCACCTCCGAACTGGTAGCTTGCGCTTGTGCTTGCATAGACCCCCATGCAATAGCTCCAGAAATTGCAGCCGCTGCAATGGGTAATCCCCATGAAGGAACCGTAAATCCATCACTCATATCATTACTCCTAGTTTGTTGTGTGATTTTATTTTCCCTTCCATGGTTTTATTTTTTAGACATCCAAGCTTGGACACCCATGTGAGCGCCAATTATTCCCGCCATTGATATGTAGAATAATCCGACGAGGTCCGAGAGTGCATTAACTCGAGTCTCTGCAACAGCCGGTGAGACCAGTAATACAGTGAGCGTGATAACCGCACCAAGACACACCCAAGCCATACGGCGCTGGCTGTCAGATTTTTCTTCTGCGATTTCCATATCAAGCAGAGCTCGTCCCTGCTCCAACTCATGATCAGAAATAATATTGTCGCCATCCCTGTCCAACGCTTCATATCGACTCTGCTCCTCTAGTTTTTTGGGTGCCATTATTTTTTTACCCGCTCGTAATTTGCATCTCTGAGCTCGTCCACCTGTTCTTGCAGCTTCTCAACTATGCCCTCGAGGTTTTCAATCTTGAGGTCTTGCCTACCGTCCGCGGGGAGAGCGCCCATCTCACCTCGAGGCCAGAGCCTACTGAACTCGCTGTTGCTATCGACCTCTACTTTGATCAAGTCCATTCCATGCTCGAGGAACGTGACTCTTTCCATAAGCCCAAAGTATGCCCATGCCGCAACAGCAGTCGCAGCGAGGAGACTAATTAGATTCGCCAAAGGAATCTTGATAGCTGTCCCTTCGTTTAGGTCAAGACCTTCAGACTTCGCCATCATTCATCCTCCATCAGAGCTTGAATTAGACTCCATCTACGCTCGTATTCTCTACCAGTGGCTTCACCAAACAAAAGATCAGCCTTCTCGACAGAGTTTTTCAAAGTAGTATCAGAAAGGGACCAGCTATCTGCCACACCACCCTCTAGTGCTATCGCATCTTTCTTAGATATTCCGTTGCTACGGAGAACTGAAATGATTTCAGACCTAGATAACCCAGATCTTCTTGCCGCCTCAACAATCTTAATCATTCTTTCGAATGCTTCTCTTCTTGCGGTAGACGCCCTCACAAACGAATCTTTAAGCTCCGCATCCGAAACGTCATTGATGTCCCTAAACGTTGATGTGAGAATTCTGGTGGCATCTCGCTTGGCTTGATTGAAGTCATACGCTTTAAAGTGAAGAGATACTTTCGGATCGAGTGTAGTAACCCTCAGCCCTGTCAGAGCAGCCATCTCATCTTCTAGTTTATAAACCCTTCCAGCAGCGTTTCTTTCGCCCTCTAACGCCTTGTAGGTGCGATTTATATTCTGCACTACACTCGGCCCAATACCTTTGATTATGTGGCCCACAATCGCTTCTAGCTGCTCTGTGCTCGAGTCCTCTTCGTTATAGACGTTGCCACCACTTCCCTTCTCGTTCTGCCAGATCTCAACAATATTTTGGAATGCGATGTCTTGCCCAAAGAAAGGCTGCAAGAGCTCTTGAGCTGCTTGATAGACTGCATCATCTACAGGCTGATTCCTCAACAAGGCATTGAGAGGTCTCTTGAAGTAGTTATATGGGTCAAATGCCGACATATCTACATACTGTAGTTTGCCTTCAGATCTTCCCAAGAACGCTAAATTTGAGTTCCTACTCCAATCCGGACCCAATATCCGAACTGCTTCCTCTTCATCCTCATCAACATCGACCATATCTTTGAGGGCTTCCTGCAGCGCATATACTCCTGCCGAAACCATTGCTAATCCGGCGATACGTTGCGGCACGATAGCAGACATCTCTGGATCATTAAGATCTCTTCGTAAATACTTGATCATATTGAAAGAGGTTCTGATCATCTCTGCAGGGAAGGAAACGAAAGTACCAACTAGGGGGAAGCGTCTAAGTTTCTGAATGCCGAGGCCAACCATCGAGTAGGTTGGGTAGGTATTCCTTATTCTTTCCGCCGCGATCGGCTCTGCCTCTTCTCTGGATATGCCTTTCTTATCCATGAGAATGTCGATCTCATTTTCAAATCCAACTATCTTCCAGAAGTCATCTCCGAATTGATAAAAGCGTGTGGCGTTATCAAAGAAGTTTTTAGCTCCCTGGAGCTTGCCTTCCATGAAGACTTCGAATTTAGAGTCATCTAATAGCGCCATCATTTCACCGGCATAGGGAGTGTCATAGACAACACCCAGCTCCCTAAGCCTTCTCATATATTTAACCTTGTCTCCCTTGGTCTTAAAGTAAGACTGAAGGTTCGCTATAGATTCCGCGCTCTTTGCTAAATTGAAATGACCATTAGCCAAAGTGAACATGTATGCAGAGAGAAAGTTCCTAGCAATAGTTGTGGGCGCTATAACGGTTTTCCCGTACTTAATCAGACCATTAGTTCTGACAATCGCTCGATACCAATCTGCCATTTGCTCTTTGCCAAGAGAGTCTTGGAATGCCTGAACGACTTCTGGCGTAGACCTAAGACCATTCAATGGAGACAAAACGTCCGACTGATCAGATGCAAATTTTTGGTATGCCTCTGGTGGAGCAGTTTCATCATCAAAAAGAAATACTCCTAAACCCTCATCCTTGACCCTTTTTAAGAATCGATCATTGAAGAGAAGACGAGACATCTTGGTGGCTGATTTTGTGAAGTTAATCTTAGGATCAATGTACTCACCTAAAAGAGCTCTTATCTCAGGTGCGATATCTTTTCTTCTCTTGAGAATAGAGAGATCTTTCGCGCCTAATTTAGACTCCCGAATAAAAGCCTCCATACTGTCAAAAGCAGTACCTTCTTTGAGGATTTGATTGAGGACGTTCTCGACATTGGTGGTGCCGTTTTCTGTCAGATAGTCTCTGGCTGTGTTTAGAACGTCATCAGGAACATTGTTAGCCCAGTTGGGATCATCAAAAGCTCTATAAGATCTATGTAGGTATTGCCCAGCGTTTCCAACAATAGTTTTTATTAGGTCTATCTTGGCTTCTGCAGCAGTATCTTTTCCTGTTGCGGCTAATTCCTGAGCTTCTTTAAACAAAACTTGAGCATACTCGACCGACATGTTGTCTAGATACTTACGCATCATTACGACCGCATTCTTTACATCAGCGTCTAAACCAAGATTGTCGATGTTGGCAAAGTCTTTGGTGAGAGCGTCGTGTACTTGTTGTTGCTCCACTTCATCTAAATCTCGACCATAAGCGTCCTTCACGGCTTCATCGAACTCTCGAAGGATCTGCCTTATGTCTATCTCAACAGCACCTAGCTGAGAATCGCGTTCTATCTTGGCATCGAATACCTGTTTCGGCAGCAGTCCACCTGGGGATAGGAGACGCTTAAACGTTTTCTTTACACGTTCAAACTTGGGTTGGTTTTCTTCTCTAATTCTAGCGTTGAGCGATTCGGTATCTGCCGAAACGTCAGGATCTAAATCTGGTAAATCTCTTACTGTGACTGAGAGATCTGCAGGAACTCCGGCAGCATCTGCTCCTCTTCGGGCATCAGGAGCTGATTCGGGTCCAAGTCCCTGTCTGGGAAAGCTAACATCAGGTAGGTTTCTCTGTTCAATGGCTTGCCCTTCGCTATCATCAGATCTAGTACCAGATCCATCCCAGGCTGGTGGTTGTATCCCTTGGGCATGCTCATAAATTACACCTCTCGCTTCATCCAGAGTGATTTTCTTTCTTCGATAATCATTCCAGACGGATTCAATATAGTTTACGTTATTTTCGTTTTGCTTGTAAGAAGGTGAAAACAACCCTCTGACAGCTTCCCATGTAATACTTTGCATTTCTCTGGGCAGAACACCCCTCTCTGACGCTGCCCTTCTATAGGCTTCCTCGAACAATGAGTATGTCCCGTTGTGACCAGTTATTATGCTGTTTGATGCACCTGTCTGGCCTGGTTCATGTTGCCCTCCAAAATTATGTGCTACTTCTTTAGAGTTACCTGACAACGGTTTTAACAAAGATGCCGCAACAGCATGCGTATCTATGGTTACGAAGCCTTCTTCTGAACTCGGATCAAATATGTTGTTATAGAAGTTTCTGACCTTATTTGCTGATCCCAAAGATCTTGTAATGTTTTCTTGGTTTCCATTACGCAACACAGAGACTGCTTTAGATATTTCGTTGAAAGAGCCCCAAGCAACACTCGACTCCGAGCCATCTGCATTCAATGATGGGCCAAGTGAGTCTCCTTCTGGTGTAACGATAGGATAAGAGCGAGAGTTGTAAGCCTCATCATAAGTTCTGATCCAGAATGCTGTAATCTGATTTTTTTCCTCTTCAATCAAGTTTGGATCATTCCAGACTTCCTCGAGGGAACGATCTCCAATGACCTCGAGAAGTTCTCGATTTTCTTTCTGACTTTTTTGAGAGCCTTTGAAATAAATCTGCTCAGCCTTCTCTTTCATGGCAGAGTCGAAAGGATCAGAGTAGTGATTGAAGTAAGCATCCATCACTCTTCGACCAAGATCAGCATTCATGTACCAATCTTTTTGAGGAGATAAGTTAGCTAAAACTGCTGAGGTTTGAGCTAGTGTGACTTGTTCATTACCTACTGAATACTGGCTAGAAAGCTCTCTAGCTAATCTGTTTGCCCCAACATACCAAAGCTTAGATCTTTCCCTAGTATCTGTAGGGACTCTGTCGTAAAGATCTAAAAGATTGTCTTTTGCATGCTCAATTAAAGCTTCAGCGGCTGACTCGTCTTTACGAAGAGCCTCCTGCTTTGTGAGATTGTTATATTTTTTCACCAGTTTCATGTTCTTCGAGAACACTGGTGACTGTTTGAACGAATCGTAGGTATTTACGATTGTATTATTAACTGGATCTTCAGTAGATCTAATTGCAGTTGGGAATCTGGTGCTTACCACCATATCCCTGATTGTTACATCATCATCTTCTAATCTTGAAGCTTGTGTCCCTTCTTCCCGTACACCAGGTCGCTGATCGATCCCGTCTCTTGGAACTGCCGCTGCTCCCACGACTGCACTGGCTTGCCCCTCTTCAAGGCTACCCTGGCTTTCCTCTCCATCTCGAGGATCCCCTCGTCGCGGAATTCCTCTGGGCTCGGCGGATGCCCGAACTTCTCCTGATACTGGACTAGTGGTGAGTCCGGATTCTTCTGTATTTTGATCTTCGCCATCTATTACTCCACTGTATGAATCGAACTCCTGTTGTCGTATCTCTTTAAATTTAGCTAGCGCTTCTTTCTTATTATATCCAAGTAATCCTGCTGTTATATCAGTTGCTGCACCTGTATTCATTGTCTCAACATCGAACCAAGCACGAGGGTTAGAAGGATTGAAGAACATTCTTCTGACATCTCCATCTGGATAAGTCAGTATGAATTCACCATTAGAGTCGTAATCTGGATCCTTCGTCTCTTTAGGATCCGTAGTTGGGTCTTGAACTCTGCGTGGTGCTTCGGGTTGGGGTGTTTGATCTGTTTCCGCCCTAACAATATTTTCTAAAACTGATCTAGTCATTGAATCTACTAGGGATTCTATATCTGGCATGCCGTCAGCCACGATATCGCTGATTAGCTTATATGTTTGTGGCGCTTCGTCTTTGAGTGTCTTAGGACTATTGAAGAATGCTGCTGAAGCTTGGGCAAACAGTTCTGATTTTAGAAAATCAACTAAACTGTCATCGTCTGTCATCTGTTGCCTAGTTTTAGGCTCTAAGAAGGCAAAAGGATATGCCAGCTCTAAGCCGAACTCAGTTCCAGAAGTATAAACATCGTACAGCTCGGATATAATTTTACCGGCCTCCACAACCACATCATCTGTGCCGTCATTGACAATAGTGGCTTGAAAACCTGGCAGCCTGTTCGTGATGTTATTTTTTGCATCAGCGGCATGGGCAAGCTCATGGGCCAGCACATATCTCAATTTACCGGAGTTTTGTTTTACTCCAGTGACTACATCGTTTCTTATAAGCAGATGATCAAAAACCAACTCTCCGAATTGGTTCCTTGCACTGACATAAGCCCCAACGCCAGGATCACCCTTCTGATCAGACTTGTTGTAATAACCAAAAGAAGAGATGTCGCTAAACCAATTTGTCGGCATACCGAGGCTTACTAAATCGGTTAAGGCAAGGCCCAAAACATTAGCTTGTGGAGAGTTGGGCCTGATGTTTGTGGTTTTAAGAGACCCATCAGTAGCCTCATAGTTTTGAAATCCGAAGTCATTTATCCCCTTGAAATCTCCTTCTGGGATAATTTGCGGCGAGTAATAGTCTCCTGTGCCTTGCCTCTCCAAAGTGTCCTGAGACATCTTATTATTTTCAGCAACCGCCTCACGGACGATATCCTTACCCTTATCAAGATCTAACAAACCCGTAACTGTTTGAGCTCTGTCTATAGATGGAGATATATATTTTCTGAATCTGTTGGGCTCTGCTGTAGGTCTCGTTACTTCTGTCGCACCCTGCGTAAACCTTATTCCTTTTTGCAGCTCCATAACCAAAAACTCATCGAGCTTTTCAAGAGCTAGCTCTCTTTCTAACCCATCAAGTTTCAGAGCTTTCTCAAGCGCAGTCTCTGCGACGATTTCATCTGGTATCTCGGTGTTGTTAGCTTCAGCATCTTCTACAATTTCTTCTTGAACCCGACCACTGAGAACATCTAACGGTATATTGATTCTGGCTACAGGCTCTTCTGATCCGGCTTTCTGCCTTTCAATACGAGATACAACTTCAGGCTCCCTAATGGTCCTCCTGTTACCTTCTGCGTCTACAGCTTGAATAGATGCCGTATTGCCTGAACTATCCTTATTGGTACGAAGGTAGGTGAATTTTTTCCCGCGCAAAACGAAAGTCGAGTCAGCAGGATTGAAAGTGACATCACCTTCTAAAACAACATCGGGATCTATCCGAGTGATGCCCAAGGACTCTGCTGTAGCCGCCTCTCCAGACTCAACAAAAATATCCGAATCAGGCGTTACCACGAAGAAACCATCTTCTCTTCTGGTCAAAATGCCTTCCGCATCACCAAATCTCACGTTGTTGCCAACGATAGAAGATAGTGGCGTAGCTGATTCAGGCTCAGTTATTGTTGGTGTCTCTGTCTCTACCTGTTGCGGCAATTCCGGCTCGACATCAACAACAGGATCATCCTTTATAGTTTCAACATCTGTGATGATGCTTTTAACCTTTAGCCTCGCATCCATTTGGCGGCGTACTCTGTCTCGGATGTCGGCTTGTCGCTGACGGGCTGAAGCAACTCCGTCAAAACTCGCTATTCTTTCAGGGATAGCTTCTTCTTCTCGCGCTCGATCACCAAGTTGATCAAGTCTTTCGTTCTCTTCATCAACTCTTCTGTCAATATCTTGGAGCTCTTCCTTTGATATCCGGCTTGTAGTATCTGGGTCTCTGGTCGCTAAGCCAGTAATACCGCCGAAACTACCCCCTCCGATAACTCCTGCTGCGAAAGAATTTATATATGCAGATTTCTTCGTTTCATCAAACAATGCTTCATTGAAAGCACCAGACAAGTCTGAGTAATTATTTTCAACATACTCTGAGGCAATGGTCTGTACGGCCTCTTGCATCGCCTCAGTTACACCCTCTACCCCAGCTTGCTTTCCAGACTCTCTGATT